CATGGCAGGAGGAAATGAGGAGCCCATCATCATTGGGCTGGCAATAGCAGTAATAATCGGAATAGGGATCGTCTGTCTCATAGACGCTCTCAAAAACAAACTCAAGTGATATGTGCGGAATAAGTATAACAAGAAGGGCTAACGCCATTGACCAGATCAAGCATCGGGGCATTGAGTTCACCCAGATTGCCGAAGGAGGATGGTTCCTCGGTCATGTTCGTTTGCCCATTCAGACTGAACCAGGCGACCGTCTGGCTCAGCCTATAGAGTTAGCCGGAAACAACGGGTGGCTCCTTTATGTCGGAGAAATCTACAACTATCCTACGAGGTATTCAAGCGACGTCGAGTATCTTCGCGACTTGTTTGGATCCTCGTGTCTCGAAGACATCATCTATGAAGCCAACAACTGGGATGGCATGTGGGCAATATGCTGGTACCGGAAGGGTCAAATTATTGCTTTCACCGACCCTCTCGGAAAGAAGCAACTCTACTACAACCAATTCGGGGAAATCTGCTCGGAGATAACCCCGTTGGTGTCGGACTTCCGAGACTTCGACCGGTACTATCAGTCGGAAGTGTTCAAATGGGGGTACAACTGGGATGACAGAACTCCATGGAACAACGTCAAGCGTATTATGCCGAACACGGTCTACTCCTTTGACAGCATGAGAGTGACCCCGACTGTCATCCGGAGGGACTACTACAGATGGGGGATAGGGGAACGGAGTCATTTCGCAAAATCCGAGTTCGCCGAAGTCCTCCGGGGCTTGGTCGAGAGGTCCGTAAAACGCCGGGCAATGTACTCTAAAGTCCCGGTCGGAGCTTTGGTTTCTGGAGGACTGGATTCATCCATAATTGCCTCTATTCTTCATCGAATGGGCCTGGGGGTTAATCTCTATATGGTGGAGAATAATGAATCAAAATTTGGCATGCTATTGTCCGAATTTTTAGGGGTTTCTATCACCTCTCTTGGCCCCATCCCCGATGATGATTGTCTGGAGAGGTGTCTCCGCTATAACGAAACCCCCATCGACTTGGGCTCCATGATCCCCCAGTTCCGACTCATGGAGAAGGTCAAGGAAAAGGTTATTCTGACCGGGGATGGAGCTGACGAACTCTTCGGAGGCTATCGCCGAGTTGATGACTATGACTCCCAGCTCTCAGACGTGTTCCAGGAGCTTCCGTTCTACCACATGCCTCGGCTTGACCGGGCTTCTATGAGGAGCACAGTTGAACTCCGGTCCCCATTCCTGAGCCACGAGATAGTCAGGTTCGCTCTCAACTTACCCCGGGAGGACAGAACTCACAAGCGCATTCTCAAAGATGCTTTCAGCGACGTACTGCCTCAGGAGATTCTCGACCGACCCAAAGAGCCTCTCAAGTGTCGGAGCATCCGACAGGATCCGATGGCATACCGCAAGAAGTGTCACGAAATATTCTACAACTTATGGCAATAGCTATCGGGTATTACCGGGTATGGTTTAAAGGAGATGACTCCAACACGGAGGCTCAGTGGTTCAAAATGACACTCCGTAAGGGGTCTGTTAGACCTTCCATACGTTCCATAAATCGGGAAGAGGCTTTGTGGTGGATCAAGTCCCGAAAAATGAAGGACGTTACCCCCGGCAATCCTGCGGGCAAGATATTCGAATCGGAAGGCCAACCGTTCAGGAAGGCATTCCAGGAGCTGCCTCTTCACACTCGGTATAATTTCATAGAAGGAGCATCACTCTCATCAGGCACAACACACCGAGCTCGTCTCGAAAAATATTTTAAAAAATGAAAATCGTAAAAGTAAGAAACGTCAAGACCCCGACCAGGGGAACGGGTCTGTCCGCCGGACTGGACTTCTACATCCCGGAAGACTTCGAAGCCAAACAGATCTGGCCGGGAGAAAGCATCAACATCCCGTCGGGTATTCGAGCTCGAATACCCCGGGGGTGTGCCCTCATCATGTTCAACAAGAGTGGCATTGCCACCAAGTACCAGCTCCAGGTCGGAGCCTGCGTGGTTGACGAAGACTACCAAGGAGAAATCCATCTGCACGTCATGAACGTCGGCAAGGATCCTGTCATCCTCAAGCCGGGCATGAAACTGGTTCAGGGTTTGGTGATGCCGGTCTTATACGTCGGGGTGGAAGTTCTCGAGTCGGAGGACGAGCTTTTCCCGCAATCGACTGAAAGAGGAGTGGGGGGCTTTGGGTCCACGGGGGAATAGGACCCCCGGCCCCAAAAGTTGATGGTTTTATTGTTTCTTTGTTTACAATTTTTCCATGGCCCCGGCCCCAAAAGTTGGTCAAACCATTGTTCCATTGTTTACAAACCATGGGGGCTCCCGGCCCCAAAAGTTGATGAAACCATTGTTTCATTGTTTATTGGCAAAAATCTCGACAGCCCCTCCCCTAAAATCCGGGGGACCCCTATTGTTTATTGTTTATCATTCCAATGGAAAGAATCCCAAACCATTGATAATCAATCACTTAAATTAAAACAGCAGTAAACAATGAGAAACAATAATAAACAATCATTGTTTCTCGATAATCGATTGAATATCAATGATTTAGGCCCTTGTAAACAATGTAAACAATAATTTAGGAGGAAAACCTGAATAGGGAATATGAGGAAAATTATGACCAATTTAGGAAATGAAAAATCACAAAATAGAGTGCACAGAAACATTGTTTACATTGTTTCTCGGGAGGAGAATTGGGGACCTAATCAATTGAATATCAATCACTTAGGTGAGAAACAATAAGAAAATTTATTGTTTACTACTGGTCAAATCTTGTTTATTATGGAAAAAACTGAGAAATTGGGGCTACCCCCAACTGGAAAACTTGGAGTGTTCCGGCGATGGCTTGGGCTCTACTCAAAAGAGGAGCGGGAGGTCCTGGACTACGCCCGCAAATTGAAAAAGACCACCATGCAAATAGCACGGGGTCAGCTGTCCCTGCTATCCCGTCCGGAATGGATGCGGCATGAGGACTGGGTTGAGGTCCGCAAATTACAAACCAAATTAGAAAGGAGGCGTAGAAAATGATTGCAATTTATCTGTTGGCCATTATCGGCCTGTTCGCGATTTTCGGCGGGATCCGCCAATGGTGGATCAACCCCAGACGAAAACTGGATCGATCCATCAAGCAGATGGAGAGAGCAGAGAGACGGATTCGAAAGTTCAAAAAGAAGTCGTAGTCGAGTAGAGTCAGTAGAACTGGTAGAGTCAGTAGAACTGACAGAGTCAGTAGAACTAGTGCCAAATTGGTCCTTCTCTCGACCCACAAATACTGGACAGCACTCGCGCATACGAAACTAAAAATTTTTAAGAATGAAAGCAAAGCACTTTAAGCAGCTCGGGAAGAACTGGGCTTTGTACTCGGAGATCAATACCAAGTACTGTAATTGGACCCCGTCCATCGCCACGGTCCACGAAGGCATGATTTGGCCGAATGGCATTTCGGTCAAGTTCCTGTGGTTCGGTGTGACCCTCATTCGCGTAAGCGAATAGATTAAAGATCCCCGGGGCCAAACGCTCCGGGGATTGTTGTGCAGAAATAAATTTTTAATTTGTATAAGGTTTGATTATATTTGAGGCATGGCACGAAGTACATATAAAATGAGTCCGCTCGCCTATATGGAGGAGGGACAGAAAAGGCGAGACGCCGGGGAATTTGTAAAGCCCACCGATGCGGAGGAGCTTTATTTTGCATTCATCGAGTACTGCAAATTCATGCAGGATAACTATTTCTCCCAGGCTCACAAGAATAAGAATGGCGAAGACTGTAGCGTCTACATTTCCCGCCCGATGACCATCGAATCATTTAGGCTGTTCGCTGGCATCAATCCTGTTGAGTATGAGGAGCTCACGGGAGACCCGGTAGCAGCTGCAATTGGTGGCACCATCGAGGACGCCATCAATTCGCAGCAAATTGAGGGAGCACTGGTTGGCAAGTACGCTGCCAGCCTCATCCAGGTACTTCAAGGACGCAAGACCAATGTCAACCTGACGGGAGGCATCACTCTCGAACAGATAACCGGAATGGAGGTAAAATAAAATGGGACGCCGGCTTCAATTTGACACCAAAGGCAACGAGAAGCAGAAGGAAGTGGCTCGGTTATGGCTTGATGACTCAGTCACTGACATTCTGTATGCTGGCACGAAAGGTGCTGGCAAATCCTACCTCGGGTGTTCTTTGATAGCCGGCGATGCCCTCACCTACCCAGAGACATTTTATTTTATTGCGCGTAAGACGGCTGCCGACCTGGTCCGGTACACTATTCCCTCCATCTACGAGGTATTTACCCACTGGGGCATCACGGAGAACTACTACCACTTCAATGGTCAATACAACTTTTTCGAGTTGTACAACAAAAGCCGCATCTATCTCATCGATGCCAAGTACAACCCCAGCGATCCCATGTATGAGAGGTTCGGGTCCATGCAGATGACTCGGGGGTGGATCGAAGAGGGTGGCGAGTTTATCCGCGAGGCGAAGACCAACCTCCAGGCTTCCATCGGTCGATGGAAGAACGACGTCTACAAGCTGGCTCCCAAACTTCTCATCACCTGCAACCCGTCCAACAATTTCCTCTACACGGACTACTACAAGCCATGGAAGGAGAACAAGCTGCCTCCTTGGCGTCGGTTCGTCAAAGCTCTGCCCCAGGACAACAAGACTCTCCCAGACACGTATATTGAAGGGCTTCTCCGGAACCTGACCCAGTCGCAGATCGAGCGACTGGTCTTTGGCAACTGGGAGTATGACGACGACCCGAATTGGCTGGTCGACTATGACGCAGTGTGCGACATGTTCAGCAATGAGTTCGTACTCCCGACGGGCGACAGGTTCATTAGCACTGACCTTGCCGGGAAAGGTCGAGACAGTTGGGTGGTTGGAACCTGGGACGGCATGGTCTGTCGGATCCCCATCGCCAAAGGCTTCTCGGAAGGCAAGGAGATGGAGGAGAAGATCGCCAAATTGGCCACCGGTCTGAAAGTCCCCCGGTCCAGTATCGTCTCGGACGCTGACGGACTTGGGTTCTACTTGGAGAGCTACCTGAAAGGCATCCGGGAGTTTCACGGAGGACAATCAGCCATTGACTCCAAGACGTACAACAACATCAAGTCGGAGTGCGCATTCAAGCTGGCTGAGCTCATCAACAAGCGCCAGATCCACATCATCTGCTCTCCCGAGGTCCAGGAGAAGATCAAGCAGGAGATGACGGTCCTCAAGTCCAAGAACACGAACTCCGCTGAGCAGAAGCGAGAGCTCATCTCTAAGGACACCATGAAGCAGCTCCTCGGCAGGTCACCAGACTTCCTGGACATGCTCATCATGCGAATGATATTCGAGATCAAGCCGAAGGCGACTGGCATGAAGTCCGCCAAAATAATAATCCCCACAAAACGATGATACTGGACATTATAACCCTCATCCACAACATGGTCAAGATGGTCAATCCTCTGGCCGTCTTTGAGTGTGACCAGGCTCGAATGCTGAATGTCAAAGTGGACACGATGGAAAGATTCGTGACAGACTCGGACGGCAATCGGGTATCGTCCGACTTCGTCTATGTTGAGGAGCCCACCACTGGCTACTATGATATTCCTTACAGAGGGCACCAGAAGCAAAGGACCATCATGCAGATATACTTCTGCAAGTTCGAGCCGATGGCCAACGATGCCTACAAAGGCGACACGAAGTTCAGCCAGAACTCGCCCACCATCGGACGACTGGAGTTGAAGAATCAAATTGAGGAACAGATGGTTCGGCCATTCTTGTATCTCTTGAAGACTTCGGAATTGGGACTCAGACATCCGGAAATATTCAACACCATTAGGACTCTGTATCCGTCTCCTCGGTTCGATGCCAACGAGGTCAGCGTAGGACTGGAGCTAACTGTAACGCAAGAATGGTGTCTCGATGCGTATAAGCCCATTCCTCCTGCTCCACCCGAGCCTAAACCTGTCAGGCTGGTAGACATCATCCACGAAGGATTTAATATGCGGGGGATTACGATAACCTTTGAAAATACTGAATCAAAACCCGTTGACAAGTCTGTAGGCACCGAATCTATATCCACTGACACTGTTCCGCAGAACCTGGTCACGGCATTGTACCCGTATGGAAGCATATTATGCGGAAGACCCCTAACCCCAGCATATTCGGGTGGAAAATGGAAGCTCAAAGAGTATACATTCCCGGACACAGAAGACTTAATTGTAACTACAATCAAGGTAAAACCAGAGGGAGAGTTCCCAGACGTCTGGACCTTCCGGGATATTTATACAATGGTATGATACAGCGAATCGACATACAAGGCGGTCAGATGACGTTCGGCCAACGCATAGAGCTTGGCCGGATCATCACTGACAAGGAGCTGACAGACATCGACAAGATGAAAGAAGGCATGCAATGTCTTGGCGTCAAATGGAGTCTCAGGAACACCTCAGAAATTGTCGAGTACTGGTACGAGGTTCTCATGGGCATTAAGTACTGGATCGAGCGAGAACAGACTGAGCTCAAGTACGAGCCCAGTGCCGAGGAAAAGGCAGCCGGTATTGCTCAGTTTTCTTTGTTGGTTGGCGAGATGGCTACCATCACTGCACTGGCCAAGGACTACTCGAAGGACCCGGACGAGATCCTGGAATGGAAATACGGGAAGGTGTACAACCTCCTTTTCACCAACTTGCAGAGCCACCTCTTCCGTGAGCGACTGAACAAGGAACTGGAGCGTAAGGCTCAACAGAAAGCCAATGCTCGTAAACCTCGAAACAAATGGCGGTAGGGCTGGAACAGATATTGGCTGAGGGTCTCACCCAGATGAGGGACGAGATCATCCGGGCATCACAGGACGCCGGGCAGGAAGCCTCCGGCAGAACCTATGCTCAGATAACGGTCCAGACGGGCCGGGAAGGTGAAACAGTTTGGGGAACGATCGAAGCTCCAAACTACTTCTACACTCTCATACGAGGCCGAGGTCCTGGAAAGATACCTGCCAATTTGGGACAGATCATCATGGAGTGGGCAAAGCTCAAAGGCATCACATTCCCGGACCCAAAGGATCTGGTCCGATTCGGAAATGCCACTGCATGGAAGATAAAACGGGAAGGCTCGGAGCTTTACCGGAACCACATTTATGTTGATTTGGTCGACACTCCCGCTGATAACTTCGAGGAGTACCTGGCTCAGCATTTGGACAAGACAATGGAGGTCCTCATTGAAGAGGCATTCACTCCTGACAACAATATGGACCACGGATATATAATATAACGCGATATGGCAATTACCAATCAACCGGCTGAAGACTCCCTGTTCTCAGCATATTCGCAAATACCAGTTGAGACCGACAACTTAACATCCGGTCTTGAGATCAAGACTCAGAACTTCGATGAGGCCAACATGATCTCGTTGAACATTCTTGACAATGAGAAGGTCGAAGTATTTGATAACAGTGCCGGCACGAGTCAAAACTGGTTCAGAGAGTTCGTAATACCCCGAAGAATGGTAGCCGGGGAATGGTATGCTTTCAGGTTTAGCTCTGGGAGTGTAAACAAGGCAACCGTGTTGACTGTCGCATTGTATCAAGGAAATGCTGAAGGACATGGTGTGGTTAAAGTTGCTACGACGAATCTTGCTATTTTACCGAATCAATCGTGGAGAGTTCAGGTGCCTACTACCGAGAACGTTAGGCACCCTAATACGGTACTAATCATATACGCTGGGAAGCAAGGAGCAACAGCTGGAGTGAAGGTCACACTGAACAACATGTCTTTGACCTACGGCCAAAACTTCATCACCTATAGTCCCAGTCCAGAGAGAGCAGCGAACTCATTAACCGAAAGCATCGACATCCATAGAGACTCGGGATTCGGAACGACAAAGAAATACGATCTCAGCTTCTTGGCTAAAGCTGGTTTCCGAGATCGTCCCCGAACATTCCCGTACATTAATACAGCCGTAAGTTTTGGCATTGACTACAATCTCATATCGGCATACGCATATAGGGGAATCGGCGAACAGAACTTCAATGTTCGCTATGCCTCCCGGGGAGTACGGCCCAGAGGGTTCGACGTTGACTTCTCCCAGTCAAACGTAGGACTCGTATTGACTGATCGAGTTCCAGACAGTGAGAGACGACTATACGTTAAGAAGTATTTCGGGTACCCGAACTTCGTAACCGTTTTTGCTAAAGGTTCCCCAGCACTCAACATGCAATCAGCCATGGAGGTGAATGTTATGTATACGGGGACTACAGCTTTCAAAACAATGGAAATATCCCCCCGAGTCAACATTCCGTTTGTCCTCGAGTTCGACGAGGAGTTGGCAGATGGTGCTGACTACGTCATTGTCCGGAATCGCAATTTGCCTCTTAACTCTGACAGATGGCACATACACTACGTTGATGCAGAAGTTCCCTGCAACCCGTTCTACATTCGCTGGATAAACCAGAAAGGCGGATGGGACACTTACATGTTTGAGCAACATAAGAAGTATACGCAGGAGGTTGACCGGGGAGACCAATACGTATTAGCGAATTCCAGAGACCCCTATGCCTCACAGACGAGAGGCGAGTTAGCTCCGGAGTTTAAGAACATAGTCCAAGCCGGATCAGAACAGCTTGATGAGAACGACTTCAACTTGCTCAAAGGAATTGCTCTCTCGCCTTTGGTCCAAGTTTATAACTACACAATTGGGTCATGGCAACGGGTTCTCGTAGATGACACGGACCTAACTTGGGACACTAAGGCTCCCCGGAACACTGTTAGCTACGAGTTCCAGCTTATTGACGAACAAACTCAGTGGTAATATGAACTACGAACTACTCATGAAAGGCATTGACGGCGAGGTCTGGTCACTGGACCTCCCGCTGGATGCTCCTGCGATGAATTACCAGATCAACAATCTGGCGGAGCTGAAAGACAGGAATGCCTCGTACTCCCAGCGGATCAGTCTGCCCAGGACGACTCACAATGAGCAAGCATTCCAGTTCAGTTTTGTAATTGGCTCGGGGTCGTATGTGCCATACATGAAGTTCCCTTGCCAGCTATTCTATGAGGGAGCACTCATATCCCCGGCTGGAGCAGTATTGAACATCGTAGACGTATCAGATACAGCGATCGGGGTCCAGATCCTCGGGGCAACCGCTGACTTGTTTGACACCCTCAACAACACTGACGCGAAGGATCCCGGGACTGGCATGTTCCTCCTCAAGTGGTACACGGACACAATGGGACAGGCCGAGCGATACCTCTCCGGCCCCGAGGAATCTAAAGTCCTGTATTTTTGGCTATATGCAACTCTCCAGAAGAATCCGAACGTCCCTCCGATCTCCATGGAGGCAATCAGGCAAGTCCGGGAGTTGGACAAGTTCTATCCCCATCTTAACTGGTATGACTTGGTGACATGGATATTCGACCGAGCAGGTTACAGGCTTGAGACTGACGTGGATCCAGTTGACCGGAGTGAAATGTTTTTGCCTTGCACCTACCCCGTTTTGGCAGACAACCCCAATGCTCCGAAAGCATCCGGAACTGGCTGGATTCAGGATCCCCCGATTGGCACTACGGTCGGGGTGATATGGCAAGGCTACCCCGGAGTAACTCTCAGTGACCCGGTCGCCGGACGTTTAACGATGGGAACTGTAGCAGGAACATTCAGCTGGATGACTTTGTGGGACACGACCATCACGTTCAGTTTCTCATGGTCCAATATTTCTGCCATCCGGAATGGTTCTGTGGCAGTCCAAGTTACCCATTACAAGAACGACGGGACCAGTGCTATAGTGTTGACCAGATCCTGGTCGTCTGGATCTTCCGGCAGCGCTTCGGTCGACATCCCGATGGAGGCAGGAGAGCACATCCTGGTGTCCGGATCTCTCGCCACAGTCAATCCCTCTGTCAATCAGTATGACATGAGGTTCCCGGTCAGCATTACTGCTCCTCCCGTGCCGGAAACTTCGCCGGGGGATAAGCCCCAGCCCGGGCTAACCTATGACCTCCTGGCCTCGACTGGATTTAAGAGCTTGGGAGACATAGTCAAAGCTTTCTTCCAGCTGTTCGGGCTAACCATCGACGTGAATCCCGCTACCAAAGTAGCAAGAGCATACTCGGTTCAGGAGTTCTACAACAGACGAAGCTCGTCCGGGAAGAATTGGTCTGACAAGCTGATAAAAGGCAAGGACACAAAACTTACCTTCCAGTTGTCCAGTTATGCCCAGTCCAACGAGATAAAGCTGGAGGACAACAAGGACAACAATGTTACTGACTCGTACAAGTTCAGCATCCCGGATGTCAACCTCCAGCCCACTAAACTCCTGTTCCAAATCGGGTTCTTGGCAGGACTCAACCAAACTCTCTATGACGAGGACAGTACGAGCAAGACCCACACACTTGCTAACTACCCGATCTGGACTATCAATAGAGGTCGGATGGAGAACGGGGAAATGACCGAGACGACTTGGGAGTACAATGCTCTCAGTAAGCCGATGGTCGTCCACATCAATAAGTCTGACTATATGTGGCCCCAGGTAAGTGTAGGCTACACCCTTACACGAGTACGACTGTACACAGCATACTTCAAAAATTTGAATTACTACGTTCCGAAGTACTACGACAAGCTCATCAATAACATACTTAAAAGACCAAAGGTCCTACAGACCCAAATCCTTCTGGACTCGCTCGACATCCAAAGCCTGGACCTGTTCAACCCGATATGGCTGGAAGAGCATGGGTTCTGGTTCTACGTCTCAAAGATAAACAACTTCCAAGCTGGGAAGATAACCAAAGTGGACCTAATACGAATGTGATATGGCCGAAGAACAGAAAAGTACAATCTACAATGTCCGGGTAACAGCTGAGGATGCCCTCAAGACGTTAGCCGAATTGAAACTCCGGTCCCAGGAGTTGAGAGATCAGCAGAAGGCTCTCGGCAAAGTAACTGAGGAGAATGCCCAAGAATACTACGCACTTGACAACCAGATCAAGGCAATCAACAGCGAGGCGAATAAGTACCAGAAGCAAATCCAGAACAACATTAAGCTCCAGAACCAACAGGAGGCCAGTCTGAACAAGCTCAGAACTCAGTTGGCTTTGGACAATGCCGAGTTTGCAGAGTTGGGCAATTCGATGCAGGACGCAGCTCGTAAAGCCGAGCTCGGCAAGCGCATTGCAGAAACCACCGAGGAGCTCAAAGCTCAGGAGGAGGCACTCGGGGACTATCGCCGGTCAGTTGGTAACTACGAGAAGGCAACGGATAACCTGAAACAGGAGCTCAACGACTTGACCGACACTCTGATCCGGATGGCTCAAGCCGGGGATACGAGTTCAGCATCCTTCAAGGAGATGGTCAAGCGAGCTGGGGAGCTCAAGGCGGCAGAGGACACGGTCAATACAGCCATCGACCAGACTGGACGAGGAATCGACACACTGGTCGCTGTTACAGATGCAACTTCGGCAATCACTTCTGTCTACGGTTTATGGACCACAGCCACTCAGGTACTGGGAAGCGAGAACGAGGAGCTCAATGCTACCATGACGAAGATGATAACCATCATCACGGCTCTCTCCTCTTTGTCTTCTCTCCAAGCAGCTCTCTCCAAGACCGAAGCCACTTATCGAGCTGCATCTAACTTGGTTCAGCTGGTTGGCATCAACCAGACTCTCGCCGAGACGAAAGCGATAGCTGCTAAGAACGCTGTCCAGGGAGCTGGCAACATCCTCACAAAAGCAGCAGCAGCTGCCACATGGCTTTGGAACGCGGCTTTGGCTGCCAATCCCGTCGTATTGGTGGCAGCGGCAGTGGGCGGATTGGTGGCTGGAGTGGTTGCTCTTACGAACGCATTTAACAGTAACACGGAAGCTCAAGAGAGAGCAACCCGGGCAATGGAGGCATACAATCGAGCTGCCGAAGCCTCTACGTATGTACTGGATCAGATCGAGACCAAGCGGAACACTCTGTCAAAAGCCGAGGAGATCCGGGGCAAGAGAGAAATAGAAAATCTCAAAGCCAATCATGCCACGTCGGAACAGATCGCCGAAGCTCAGCTTAAAACAGCCAACAAGCTCCGCGAGATTGAAATGAATGCAGCTCGTCAAAGACAGATGGCTGCAATGGATGAGTTCGACTCCTTGAAGAAGGTGATTGCAGCCAAGGAGGAAGAGCTCAACACGTGGTCCGGAAGCTTGGACAAATACAAGGAAGCCAAAAAGGAACTCGATGACTTGAAAGGTCGATACCAAGAACTGTTCCGGACGATCGAGAATGAAGGAGCCGCAGTTGCCAACTTGGCTCTTGAGACTGCAATAGCCAACCGGGAGGCTCAGCAGGCCATTGCCGATAAGGCTCTGGAGGTTGCTTTGAAGAACTCGGAAGCCATGCAGAAGATCCGGGAAGACGATCTCAGGTTCCAAACAACATTCCAGTCTACGAGCATCGCCATCCGGATGGAGTATGAAAGGAAACTCTACAAGGCAGCTCAGGATGGAGCCCGGGAACGTCTGGCTCTCCAGAAAGCTCACGGCAAAATCACTAACAAGGAGTATCAGACGGCTCTGAATGCCATGGCTCGGTCCGATAAGCAGTTCTACGAGAATCAAGCCAAACAGCTTAATGACTACCTTGCCGGAGTGAGATCCAACATTCTGGCTGTAGCTTCCGGAGGCACAGTCGACATGCAGATTGCCCAGGTTACTCAGAAGTACCAGGATGCCATGAAGGAGCTGGCCAATATTCAACCTCCCCAGTTCATAAGAGGTATGAGCGAGGAGGAATACCAGAAGGAGTATGCAGCTTATGAGCAGTTCTTGGTCAACCGAGCCGAGCTCGAGAAACAGATTCAGCAGAACCTCCAGGATGAAATCAAAAAGATCCGCGAGGACGCTACCAAACAGCAACTTGACCGATTCAACCAAGTTCTCAACGAACAGTATGCCGAAGATCTCTCAAAGGCCGCGGACAACGAAAGGAAGAAGCTGGAGCTCGAGAATGAGATGCTCCAGAAACAAATCGAAGCCAGGAAAGCTGCCGGGGAGAAAACCTATGAGCAGGAGGCCCAGCTCCGAGCCAACAATCTTCGTCTCCAGCAAATGGACCTCGACAAGGAGCTCGCTCAAGCCGAGTTAAACCACAAGTCCAAGTATGAAATCCGCAAGAAGTACCTGGAGGCCGAGTTGGCAGCAGCTCAAGGAAACGAGGATGCTATTGCCCAGATCCAGCTCGAGATGGCTGAGAACGAGGAAGCTCTGTGGGAGGAGAGGATCGAGAAGCTCCAGGAGTATGCAGAAATGGCCTCCGGCTTCGCCACTGCTTTCAACGACTTGGCCAATGCTTTAGGGGAGCGACGAGTTCAGGAGGTAGAAGAACAATACAGCCGGGAGGAGCAGGCATTGGCAAACATGTATGCTAATGGTCAAATCACAGAGGCCCAGTACAACGAGAAGAAAATCAAGATGGAGAAACAGAAGGAGAAAGAACTGGCCAAAATCGAACGGGAGCAAGCTATCCGAGAGAGAGCAATGGGCTCCTTCGAGATTGGCATCAATACTGCCATCTCCATCATGGCATCTGCTAAAATGGGGTTCCCCATGGCTATCCCGTTCATTGCAGCAGCTGCAGCTTTGGGAGCAGTCCAGATGGCAGCTCTTTGGGCAGCTCCTCTGCCGAAAGCCGCAAGAGGTAAATATATTGAGGGCCCCAGTCATGCTGCTGGGGGAGTACACATCGAGGCTGAAGGGGGTGAGACCATCATTAACAAGAAGTCGAGCCGCATGTTCCTTCCCCTCCTGTCTGCCATAAACGAACTCGGTGGCGGAGTACCGTTCACTAAAGTTGGGTCGGACGGGGGATATGCTATCCGATCATTCGCTGAGGCGTCGGAGCCCATGAATCGGCTTGATATGGAGAGGGCAATTCAAAAAGCATTTGGCCAGGTGAGAGTGATTGCTACGATCGAAGACATCCGGAGGGAAGATGCTAACTACGTGCAGATTCAGGACCGGGCTAATTTTTAAATAATCCAGCACAAATAGTATTTCAATATCTATTAGGAATAATTATATTTGTATCGAAATAGTTTGGCACATGATATTCATCAATTTAAAAGGCGCAATTGACTCCGAAGAGAATCGGGTCATGATGGAGCTTTGGGGCGGGCCCTCAGAGATCTGTTCCGTGGAGACCTTCCGCCGGGTACTTGATGAACACCCCGACGAACAGGAGGTGTGCATCAACATCGACTGTGACGGTGGCTCTGTTGAGGAGGGCTTCAAGATTTACGACCTCCTTCGCATGAGCGGGAGGACGATATATACAAATATTGTCGGGGGATGCCACTCGATGGCAGTGTGCATCCTGTTGGCAGCTCCGGCAGAGAACCGGTCGGCAAACAGGAATTGCCGGGCACTCATCCATCGGGTATACATGCCGGTCGGGGATTGGCTCACTTCCGACGATGCTCGTAGCATTGCCGAGGAGCTTGCTCTGGAGGAGGAGGCTATTCTTGACGTGTACGTCGAGAGGACAGGTCAGGACCGGGAACGGCTCCGCAATGTCATGCATGAGGAGCGCATCCATGATGCCAAATCACTTCTTGACTTGGGATTCATTTCCAAAATCAATTCATACAACACAAACCAAATTTTTAATGCTATGGCAAAAAACGAAAAAAGCGCTTATGAAAAATTCATGAGCAAAGTCAAGGCATTCCGGAATGGCAAGAAAGGCGCTCCCGCCAATTTTGACTACCTGGATGCTGAGGGTCAGGTCGTTCTCCAGACCGTAGGTGAAGAGGACAATCTGGCCGAAGGTGTAGAGGCAACTCTCGCCAATGGCGAGACGTCGGGCACTGTCGTTCTGGAAGACGGCCGGGTGGTTACTGTCGAGGACAACATCGTCACCAGCATCGAGATGGAGGACACCGAGTCTCTCGAGGACCGCGTTGCAGCACTGGAGGCGATGCTCGACGAGGCAACGAACCTCATCGAGGAGCAGGAGAACGAACTCCGCAACCTCCGTGGTAGCAACTACCGCCCGAAGAATCGCAAGACGGTTCTGCCCGGAGGCAAGAAGCCCGAACCCTCGGCAGCTGACCTGAAAAACGAAGCTCGCGAAAAGCTCCAGAAGGTCAACGCTGCCAAAAAGATCCTCAAGTAGTCAAACTCAAAAACTTTAAGAACTATGGCAGTTAAAAACGGCGGATTCCTCGACATGGACAAGTTCACTTTTTGTGGACGGGTCATTCAGGCAATCTCGGAGATGATTATGGAGGACACCATTCAGGGTCCTGACATCAACTCCATTCACACAGTCTTCCCCGACATCGTCACTAACACCGAGGTGGGTTACATCGGTGAGGGTGGCATGGTCGGCGTGGTCAACACCGGGTGTAACCCGACTCCTCAGCCGTGGAACATCAACACCCGCAAGCTGAAATGGGAACCCGGCACCTGGGAGATCCTCCTGTCCCAGTGTTACACTGACCTTCAGCAGTCGGCAACTATCTACTCTCTCCGCACCGGCGTCGACATTCCGGACTTCACGGACACAGACTACATGAACATCGTCATCGAGGTTCTTGAGCGCTCCATCATGGACTTCTGGTACCGCCTGTTCTGGTTCAACGACAAGGACGCCAAGAATGTTACCAATAGTGGTATCATTACGGACGGTCTCGACCTGAAATTCTTCACCATCATCAACGGTTTCTGGAAACAGATTACCACGCAGGTTACAGCCAATCCGTCCCAGCGCGGAGCAACAATTACGGAAAATGCCGGGGCATCTTACGCAGCTCAGAAGCTTACTCCGGACAAGGCCAAGGAGTACATCCAGTCGGTCGTGTTCAGTGCCCCGCTTCTGCTCCGTCAGCAGTCTGACAAATTCATCCTCGTTACCCAGTCGGTCTACGATGCCTATCAGCAGTCTCTTATGGACGCTTGCTGCCTCGAATCGGCTCGCTTGGCTCTGCTGAATGGCATGGAGGCTCTCAGCTTCAACGGCATCCCGGTCATCGCAATGCCCATCTGGGACAAGATCATCGCTACGTCGGAAGACACTGGCACGAAGCTCAATAACCCCCATCGAATCCTCTTCACATCAAAGAGCGTCCTCGGCGTAGGTGTTGATGCAATCGACAGCTTCGAGAAGATGCGGATCTGGTACGAGTACAAAGATCGCGTGGTCTACGTAGAACTCATGGGTCGGGCGGATGCCAAGCTCACCAACCCGGACCTGTTCTCGGTAGGTATCTAATCCTCAAAAATCTAAGAAAATGGCAGGACTTGATTGTTCTAAAATCAAAACAGGATTCACCAACCAGGTGTGTGGTAAGCCGGCAATCGCCGGCACCACCGCCAGGGTGATCCTCATCAGCTACTCGGACGTCGACAAATCGAAGTCTGTTGTAATTGACAACGTTATCTCTTCGCTCATCCTCAAGGCAGGTGCCACTGGTTACGAAGTCGACTCGCTGCCCAACGCAACAGTTGGCTCGGACACCATCAATGCTGGCACGTATCTCAAGACCCACCAGCACAACGTGGTCGTCCGAATCTTCAAGAAGTCGGAAGCAGCCAAGAAGTTCGTAAACGGCCTGACCAATGCCCGCGTCATCGCTATCGTCGAGAACAACGACACCGGAGACAACGGGGACACCAAGTACGAGGTGTATGGCTGGGACTCGGGGCTGGAGCTCACCGAAATCACGGTTACGACCGAGATGACCGACGGCGTCGCATATCAGGTAACTCTGGCCAACGGCACCATCGCTCAGGAAGGTTCGCTCCCGATGAGCCTCTTCAACACGGACGAGAAGACCACCGACCTCATGGTAGACGGGCTTCTGGCTGGCGGAACGGAGTGTACTGTACCGGCTATTCTCCGATTCTATCCGAGTGAAGGTCAGGCTAAAATTGGTAACGACGTGCCACTCACTCTGCAGAGGTCCTCGTGTACCAACATTTCCGGAACGGTTACCATGCCTCCTGCGCCAACTTCCACCAAGCCAGCAGAGGCATTCCCGGGGTGCGGTCTTCCTTCAAATTACGTATTCCTGAATGACACTGGCCAAGCAGCTGCAAATCCCCCCGTTCTTCAGTACACGAAGGGCTCGGCTGGAACTGCAACAACTTGGGGAGCAAGTATCGTTGACACAGACATCCGTAAAGATTATGTCAACGGGGAATACGTAGTCATTCTCACGACATACGCCGGAACGCCTAAATCGTAACGGCTATGACTGACATGCTCGAAAGACTGAGAGCTTACCAATCCAAGTATGGGTCCCTTAAAGGCGAAGCCTATCGGGCCCATACATTGGAATTGGAAAAGAACCCCGCTCTTCATCGAGAAGTAGACGAACTTTCTCGGTACTTTTTGAATAAGTCAGTTTCCCGATGCGGCTTCTGCCTGATCGAAGCCGACTTAGCACTAAGACGAATAACAGAAGAACAAATGAAAAACGTAGCACACCCCGATTACGAACTCCGAGCAGGAACTCTGCTCCACGACCCGATCAACAAGGAGTTCAGCAAGATCCTCACTCCGAGAAACATCACGGAGGAGCTTTGCTTGTACCACATCGCATTCAACAAGGATGCTCTTTCGTACTTCACCCGGGTCCCCGAAGATCTGAACGACCGGCTGGAGAAGTTCATGGCACGTTACGGCAAGGAGATGCCGGACAAGGACGTGGAAATCAAGAAGCGCCAGGCTCAGGTCCTGAGCAAGCAGATCGAGTCCGTGAAAGCAGAACTCGAAGAGCTGAACAAGAAACAGATCGAGCTGAACGCCAAGCTCGAGGAGTACTCCAAAGCCATGGGAGCAATCCACGCCATTCTCGATTCGGCTACGGCCGGGGAGAAGCCGGAGGAGAAGCCGGAGGAGAAGACCGAGGAGAAGACCGAGGAGAAGACCGAGGAGAAGCCCGCCGACATCGACACCGAGGTGAAGGAGTTCATCGACGCCGGGATGGATCTGGAAGCCATCAAAGAAGCCTATGCAGACTCGCAAATGTCTGCCGGGGAGATCGAAGAGGCTTACAACCGGATAGTCAATCCCGTTTCAGAGGCTCCCAAGAAGGGAGCCAAAAAAGGAGGGTCCAAATAGGACTGGTAATAGGACGGGGTCGCTTCCCGTCCCTCCTACTATTAAAATTACGCCAGTATGAAAGTTGCACAGATCAAATCAGCTCCTCAGTTCGAATCCCGGGACTGGAGACAATATGGCATCCAAACATACGGAGATACCAACGACTTTCCCCAGACAGTCAGCGAGATTGTTCAGGCTTCAAAGACCGGCAATGCCTGCTTGAGCATATACAATGACTTCGTATACGGTCACGGATTCAAAGATCCAGGTATCTACAAATTACGGGTCAACAAAGAAGGGGAGAAGCTCGATAAGATCCTCCGCATGGTCTGCAAAGACTTCACGTTATGGCATGGGTTCGCCATCCATGTTAACTACAATATGAACTTCCGTGTCAGTTCGATCCACCACATTCCGTTCGAGTCTCTCCGACTTGCGAAGGCAGACGATGATGGATTCATTGGACGGACGGCATATCATCCTGACTGGGGTCACCGAGACAAGACGAGGTCCCGGTGGTCCCCGTCCGACATTGAGTGGTTTCACCTCTTCAACCCGGATCCGGAGGTTATCCTGAACCAGGTAGAAGAAGCTGGCGGATGGGACAACTACAATGGCCAGATCCTCTACTTTTCCGGAGACTCTGAAGGCAGTCCCTCTTACCCGGTCCCCATCTTCATCGCTGAGATGACAGACATGAGAACTGAGGAAGCACTTGCCAATGTAGCCGGTCGAAACGCATGCTCCAACTTCTTGTCAGCTGGGATCTTGGTAGACATCAAGGACGAGACTCAAGATCAGTCCCAAGTCAATGAGACCCAGAAAGAGCTCAACAAGTTTCAAGGAGACGAGAACACGTCTCAACTGTGGTACATACAGTGCAAGTCCAAAGATGAGGTGCCCCAGTTCATAAGGTTCTCCGGGGAGAACTATGACAAAGCATTCGAAGTAACGCAGAGAGTCATCCCGGAGAACATTGGTCAAGCCTTCAAGCAGCCTCCCATTCTTCGAGCTGTTGACGTGGGGGCTAACTTTGGGGCTGATCTCATGACCAATGCCTACAAGTACTACAACTCTGTTACAGTACGGGAGCGTCAGCAGCTGGAGGAGACTTTCGTATCGAT